ATACAGGTACTTAGGAAATCCTTGCTTTCTTCTCACCGCCCACCCAACAATACGGGCGAACTCATCCCGTACAGGGAAAGCTAACCCATTCTGTCCGGTTATCCCACATTCCCAACGCTTCAAAGTTTTGATTGTGAATTGCCTACCAAAAATCCAATCAGGCACAAATTTGGTATTGTATGGAAAATCTACTTCCGGAAGTGTGGTTAGTTCGGGCTGCTCATCATCGAAGAATGAGGTATCTATAACAACCTCATGATCTCCTATGAAACTATCTACTTGTTTACCTGATAGACTCAGATACCTTCGCAGAAACGATTTGAGACCTCCCTGACCACACCCCCGAAAGCAAATCCATACACCTTCTTCTGTGTTGATTGAACACGAGTCATGTTGGTCAGCGTGAAAAGGACACCTGATGGTGAACTGTTCTACCCCTACTGGGGTATTCAACCCTGCCTTTAGCAGGACTTCTGACCAATCAACCATTACTTACGTGCCGCCTTTCGATCTAGCTTATTAGCTCTAACAAAAAGCACCACTTCATTCTCGTAACCGTTAGAATCACTAACTCGTCCCCGGCGAATATCAGCTACCGTAATCGGTACAGACGGTTTCCCCGGCCCCTTGCTCTTAGCGGTTTTCACGATAACACTGTTCTCATCTTGCTTCAACCATGCGAATAATTGCATTTCTTTCCTCCTAGAAAACGTCATCTATTTCCTTTATTTCACCTTCATCAACATTCCATAAAAAGGTACACATATCGACCGGCAAATCTCCATCCCTATACTTCTGAAACTGTATTGATCTGAGATTATCAGAGTCCTCTACCATACACATAGAAAGTGCAATGTCAGAAGCACGAATGAGAGCATCGCCAAATGCTACTTGATCGGCACGGGGAGGCGCAAACATATTTGCCGCATCCCTCGTAGCCTGTGTTGATACCATAATAGTCGTGTCTTGGGCTAAAGCCAAGTTTTTAAGTCCATAGAATAAGCCATGGTTCTGTTCCCATGCGGCTGAATTCTTCATGGCGGTAGACACCAGATACACACCGTCAATAACAGTGATATCTGGAGCGTGTTTTCGTATTAGATTAGCTATACTACGGAGAGAAATACTATCTTCTCCGCTTATATGATCGCATATCAGTAGATTCTTCTCATCTAGCTCAGTTAAAAACTTAGCGTACTTCTCCTCATCAATAGGGCTACCTGTTCTCAAGGCTCGATGAGACAGCTTGTATCCACTTTTGTTTCCCATTATTACATCCATACGCATATCAATAGATTTTTTAGTCATCTCAGTGGACACTAAGAGTGTTTTATATCCGTTGAGAGCCGCTGTTGCAGCTATATCAGTACACAACCATGTTTTACCCACTGTTGGTCGAGCGAAGGCAGATATAAGGTCTCCGGGTTGCCACCCTACGCCCGTAGCATTAATTGATCGGAATGGGGTTTTTATCCCTATGAGACCGTCACCCATTTTGCGTAAGTCACTCCGTTCTTTCCACTCTTCTAATCTGTCCAAGTTACCAGTATTATATTCCTGTACATCCTCATCATATAGAACTTCTATTTCATTCAAATCATGTAATATTTTACCCATTGCTTTCTTAGGGTTTTCTGTAAGGTCTTCTTTGTTTGCCGAAAATGCTGATACAACCTTTCTAAACAATACTTGCTGCTTGAACTCGTCTTGAGCATAGGTAAACTCTACTGTCGTTGCATCTTTTCTAAGTTTAGAGAACTCCTCAAGTAACACTGCATGAGTAGGGAAATCCCTATACTCATCAAAGTATTTCTGTAGAAACATGTAAGCATCTTTATGCACCGCAAAATCATTTTGGGGATGCCTAAAGGTTTTATAGTTGTCGGAGTCGCACAAATTAAAAATCAAGGCGGACTCTATAAAATTAAAACTATCACTATTCATTCTGTACTAATCCTTTACTGAGTATAGAACTCTACCATACGAGTTGTGGACAAAGGCCGATATCCCCTCTTCTTTGGATGCTGTATTAGCTGCGGTCTTTGCTTCTACGTATGTTTTGTATGTTCCTAGTATCCACGTTTTTCGTATTCCAGAGTTTTGAGTGATAACACGGAACAACCCATCCTTAGGTGCCGCACGACTCATTAGGTCAGTATAAGGTATCTCTTTTGCTTTGTCAATTGATGTCATTCCATTCCTCCTTAGTCCCCAAGTGTACCACAGTTATCCGGAGGTGTCTAGATTCTATATCCAAGGAATTTTTGTTTAACATGCTCTCTTACCGATGCTAGTGAATTATTGGGAAAAGTTTTTTCAAACTTGATATGTATTTCTTTCAGAGAATGCCCTGATTGACGGAGAACTAAAAACGATAGCTCTGGTTCTGTAAGTTGTAGAGAGTGTAGCAAATCATTTATCTCTACTAGGTTTAGCCAATCTTTTGGTTCTTTTAAAAGCATTTCTTGGGAAAGATTTGGAGGAGACGATTCATCTGACATAGAATCAGTAACAAATGTTTGTCCTAGGTAGGTAGCTTCATTATTAATATTACGTTTAGATTTAGTTGCTAGGGTGCGTATTGTATTTACCATAGTTGTATGCAGATACGTGTGGAAGGATACTTTTCTCTCAGGGTCAAATTTTTTAGCTGCTTTTAAAATACATATTCTAAGTTCTTGTGCCAAATCGTCTCTATGAATCCCGTTGATTTTATACGTTGAAATCATTCTATTTATCTTCGGTTCCCACTTCTTTATTAAATCATCATCAATTTCCAATATACTGTTCCTTCCGATATTTATTGTAACATTGATTGTTACAAAATGCGTGTTGATATTTTAGTTCGTGGGCACGGCGTACTTCTGATTTTAACCTATATATGGTTGAAGTGCAATAGTCACAGGACAGTTTTATGTACCTATATTTAGTGGAACATTCTTTAGAACATAGGGGTCGTTTCTTTTGTTTATTTAATATTGCAGTGTTACAAACTACACAATAAAGAACTGGTTTTAATTTGGGTGGGTTTGTATCTAAACCTCTCCTGTTCAGGACAGCCCATACTCTTTGCTTGGTAGCTCCTAGCTCAGTAGCTATCTCAGAAACTCGCATAAAAGGATACTTTTTACGCAAGCGAACAACTTTATTTTTAAATTTCATTAAAAATCGTCTATTGAGGCTTGTCTCCGCTCGTATTCCTGTACCCAATCAGTTACTAAATTTTTCCACCTAGCAGCTAAATAATCAGCATCTACATCCCCTGCTTCATCTATTCTTTTTATGTGGGACGATGCTGCTACCACTCTTGTCCATTGTGCATCTGTAAATGACACTGTTACATCTGGCATAATCTTATCTCCTTACGTTTGTTTCAATTTATTATACACTTATACTGCCGTTACTGTTCTATTAGCCCACGATGTTGTACTCTCATCCCAAGTATACGATACTAGAATAGTTGGGTCGTCATCGTCATCATACCCCGAATCGCTAGGCACAGCTACAGGGGGTTCCCATTCCCACGTAGAGGTATTCAAAGTCCATGATGCGTAGGGTTGCTGGTCATAAAAGACATCATTAGTTGAGTCATACTTCATACCCGCACCAGCGTACCTATGTCTTATATTGTCGTTATAACTGGTCTGAACCCAGTTAGTGTCTGACCCAAGTAACGCCTTGCAAAAAGCGATCCCTGCTGCCTCGTTAGGAGCATCTGAATCAGCGACTACGATTACCTGTGTTACTAAATTATTACTGTCTATTTGTGCAAAATGCGCCATTATTGAAATTGATACCTTATGATTACTACACCTGAGCCGCCGTTGCCACCACTGTAACCCCTGCCACTCCAGTAACCATTACCACCGCCACCACCGTTACCTGAATTACTACCGCCACTACCACCATTACCACCGCCAGTGCTGCCACCGCTGCCACCATAGGCTTTAGTTACTGAAGAGCCTGTAATTGAGGATGCTGTGCCAGTACCACCACTACCACCACTGTTATTAGTTGGTGTGGAACCAGTAGCACCAGAACCACCACCACCACCTCCTGACATATAAGAAGCGTGACCAGACCCACCAGCATTTCCATACGTGCCACCAGAACCACCACTAGTTAGCCCTGTATTCCCTGAGCCACCGCCACCAGAACCAGTTCCGTTTGAAAAACCACCGCCACCGCCGCTCCAACCATTCACTCCTCCTCCTCCACCTCCGCCACCACTTGAGGTGATGGACGAGAAAACACTATTACTACCATTGGTGCCTCGCCCTGAACCGTTATTCGCTGCTGAATAAACAGCTCCTGCGCCTCCTCCACCAACTGTGATTGAGTAAGACGTAGCAGCCACAGTGAAGCCAGTAGCCGTTCTATGCGCACCAGCACCCCCTCCACCACTTCCACCCTGACCGTACTGGTGGGAGTGCCCAGCCCCAGCACCACCACCTATTACAAGATACTCAACTACGGCATCGGCACCTAAGGTAGTAATCTCAAACGTTCCACTACTATCAAACACATGATACTTATAATCACCATCCGCAGTACCATCTGTTTCTGTATTACCCCCGACACCTTTTGCAACTGTGTACGTAACAGATACAGAAGCTCCCGCCCCAAATCCTAATGTTTGATATCCAAATTTACTCATCTAAGCGTCCGTTGCTGCGTTAGTTGTGTAGTGAATCTTTACCCCTATAAGTCGGGCATCTTCAGCCATATTATCGGAACCGTCATCAGCATCCCTGTAAACTTGGAAGAATGCTAAGTCACCTGCTGCTGGAGTACCTCCAGCCAATGTTACTGCTGAAGTGGTTGGGCTAATAAGTACTTCTTCCGCCCCGCTTATAACGTTATCTGTTACCGTAATGGCTGTCCCATAAACTTGGTCAATAGTTTCATCATTTGAAACTGTCAATCCTTGGATAGCCCAAATACAGGCATCGGTATCCGTTGCGGTAGTTGTCCAGTAAAATTCAGCAGTTATTGTGCTTCCATTCCATGATTTAGGCATCGCCACTGAAAACTGGGCATATTCCTGCGTCGAAGCATCAAAATCCAAAACTCGCATATCTGGTCTACCGGCTGTTGTTTCAACGGACGCAATATCAGCACAACCCGCTGTCTCGGTTGGAGTCATGGCAGCAGCAGGAATCCACATATCTTCTACACCAGCAGTTCTTGCTAGGGCACCACCTATTGTTACTCCACTACTATCGAACTGAGCAACTAGGCTACCTCCTGCTGAAATTCCTACTGTGTCAGTAGAAGGATGGTACATACCAGTATCAACATCATCATAAAATGTATGGGAGGGGGAAGCAGCGGTACCACTACCCGCATTAAAATAATAAGATTGTGTTGCGGTTATCCTTGGCCCAAATGTAAGTGTTCCCTGCCCATCCCTTGTATCGGATTGATGATAACCTATATAGTTATAGGGTTCGTCTGAAGTACCGTCTGGGTTAAGGTCACCTGCTATACCACTTCCTGTCCCACTATTGACAGGGAATAAACAGTTTCTAAAAATTGGTGTTCCTTCACTATCACTCGATGCATGTATCTTCCACCCAGCAGCAAGACCCTCACCTGTTTCAAAATGTATAGTTGAACCAATTGTTGCACTACTCCCTCCATTACCTGATATCATCCAAACCTTTGATAGAGGTGTGTAGGTTATCAGATGATCTACGGAACCGTCATTATACAGACCGTGATAACCATGAGTTACCCAAGACCCTCCTATATCGGCGTTATATTTAATTAATGAGGGCGAAGCTGTAGTAGAAGCAGTCGAACCAAACAAAGTTAATCCGTTAGTAGCTCCTACCCCTAGCTGGAGTAGCTCGTTCCCCGCACCTAAACCACTACCATTATAGAACGTCAAGGCACTCCCGCCGTAATGCGCCCTCGTTGTGCCATCAGTTGCAGTGGCAGAAGTCCCACTATAAAATTTCATCCCGGCAGCACTCATTGAAGATAAAATATAGTTAGCCTCACTCCCGTCCATAAAGTAGATGGCTTGATTATCTCCGTCTATGTCTAACCATCTACCTGATGTATCCGATATACTGTTTCCTGTATACCCTCTGAGGAAATTGCCCGCCGAACCTGCTCCAGTGGCTCCAGTACCAGCAGTTGAAAATTTTAACCGTGTATCCGTTGTTGCTATACTACCTACAGTACTTATTTCAGTTCCAGTTACACTATCTTGATTTACGGATTGGTTGGCATTTATACCATCTTGCCCGTCCACAGCCGCATTTGGCACCACCCTAATCTGTACCTTACCTCCCGATGCGACACCAGTAAGGGTTGCAACTCGTATTTTACCACTAGCTGGATTGGTGTCCCAAATAGAAGCTAGTTCAGTATGCCATTTTGTTGGGTCAGAAGCTTTCCAATATAGATGATACACTGTATCCGCAACCAATCTTCCACTTATATCATCAGTAGTAGTTCCTGCTACTATAGGTTGTTTAGTTCCAGTAGTAAGCTCCATAACTGAAGATGCCCAATTTATGGTATTATGTTCATTAGCCATTAATAAACCTTTCTAGGGATCGCCAAAATAAAACGGCCCGTTACTTCCTGTTGTTCCAGATTTATCATATTGAATATTAGCAAGACCGACTGCATACCCTGCCGAATCAGTAACAGTTATAATATCTTGATTAGCAGTACTTTTTACAGTATTTATAGCATGGGCAAGGTTACCATGCATCAAATTAATTATAGCTTCATCATAACCAGTAGTAGAAATCATAGAAGTGGCAGTACCGCCACGTTCATTATACTTTAGCCCGGTTAAAATATGGTTTCCTATTACTCCTGCGGCTGTATGTGATACTCGTATACTCATCCCTGCTCGTAGATGAATAAAAGCTCTGTAGTAAGTCCCTACATCCCAATCACCGCTAATAGGAGCCGTGACAACATCAGTTGTAGTATTTAGATGGGATACTAATGTTGAATCTGTTACTTGCCCATCCCCCGCATCGAGTTTCTCTAGTAACATCCCTGCTCTACCCCCATAAGAACCGAAGTTTTGAGCAGATGTGAGGAAATTCCCAGTTGATCCATCTTGTCCTTGACCTATTAATTTAACAGTGGGATACCCAATTATTTGAAAAGTAGTTCGTTGTGCTGGTAAAATTACCCGTTTTAGTATAGCAGCGGCAGCAGTTCTAGCTGAATTTGGAGCTTCTAAGGACTCATTAAAATCCAATCTATAAGTTTTAGAAATACTTCTTGTCGTAGCAAATCGTTCTATTACTTTACAATTTACTGTTTTAAATACATCTTTACTGCTTTGCCCGGCACCCCCATCGGCATCACCCCTATCTCTTCCTACAACACCTGTTAAACCGGAGTCTCCGTATAAGAATCGAGTTTCAGAAATATAATCCCCATACTTAAATAATATACGTACATCATCATCAGAATCCGAACCATATCTATGAACATTTGCCGTTGTAACATTATCTCCAGCAGCTTGGAAATCTGCTTCTAGACAGAACGGAACTGTAGTAAACCCAAAATATGAACCTGCTTCTGTACTACCAACATTAAAATCTGTTGGGTGTTTTAAACTAGATGAAGTAAAGTCATCACCGGGGAGACCGCTCCCCAATAGACCATTTACTTCCACTCCCCTATAAGGTCGATCTCTTAACCCAATGTCAGATACTAATATGTGCTGTGCTCCCTTTACTAAGCTACTATCAAACACAGTACTGTCTTCCTTAGTAGTCCACGAATTGCCACTTTGCCACTGCACACGACAAGCATCTTTGAATACATTAAAAACAGGCTTGTACTTAAACGTAGTGGTTGTTGGGGTACCACTAAAGGAAATGAGACCTGAGTGCGCCCCGGAAGAATCTCTGTAATGATCTTTATGTTTCTGGGGTAGCGTGATATTAAAGGTATCAGCCGTTGCCCACTCAACTCTGAAATAACTACCGTTGTCCCTCGTTGATGCACCTGTAGTATTGGCTGTAGTTGGTGCATCTGGACTAGCGTTTACTTTCACCCCATGAACAGTACCAGAAGTACTACTGGAAATTTGTGTAACTTTTATTAAACATCCTGTTTCCAATCCGTGAGCACTACTAGTTATTGTCATGATGCTTGTTCCATTATCATGGGTACCGGTAACTTCAGTACCTAATAAACCTTCTTTCTCACACCAATACATATCTTTAATAAGGTTAGCAGAAGCTACGGATTCTGCCCCCATGTCAATACCGTATGCCTTGTCATCCGATCCCGCCGCTGTTACATTTATTGCTCTAGAAACACTAGTAGCATCATGAAAATCATCATACATATTAGTGCTCGTCCCATTTGTAGAATCTGCTGCGGATTGAGATATAGGTCTTCCCCCTCTTGGTAAATTAGAAAGCCCAGACATACCCGTAACCTCACCTCTACGGAAACCCCCATGATCAGCTTCAAGCACTCCATAAGTACCTTTAGAGGCGTAATCAGTAGCTTCCCTTTCATTGAAAACATCACCTACATCACTAATAGTAGCATTAGAAGCGAAAAAGTTAGCATTTATTGTGTTTACTTTAAGGGCACTATCTATATCTCCTGCTACACTATACCAACCATATGCCCTTGCATCATCTGCTCTATTCCAATGGAATAAGGCGTTACCATATTTATCACCAGAATATTTAAGATGACCAGAACTTAAATCAGCTACATAATCAGCATTAGATATACTATTAACTTTTATCATCTCCAGTTTATGCCCTAAGTTATTTTCATTTTTAGCCATGCCTGTACTATCGGTAGATTGTAGAGCCACTTGGGTATATAAATCCTCGTCAAACAACCCATGATCGAAATCTTGTAGTATGAATACTTTAGTTTGATTATATCCTTTCGTACCAAAAGCTGTATCATCTTCTTCCATGTTATCATCGGTTGGATATACGGCTGTGAGTCCAGTACTCTCTGGGTCTATAGGTCTAGTTTTACGCTGAAAGTAATTCAGGTGGGGTCTATGTGTATTTGAAGTTAGCGTTACGTCCCCGTATAGCCCAGCATCTAGGTAGAAATCATAACCTTGATTCCCTGTACTTTGTGGTGCCGTATATATTGTTGATGGTGTACCTGACGCAGCGGATGTTGCTGTATTAGCTGTACTTTGAACTACATCCCCGTCTAAAGTTTTAATTTTAAACGTGTAATCCGTTTTACTATGAACAATATAAGTACCAGATTCTATCGTGGTGGGTGTTGGGCTTCCTGCCGGTTCATGTTCGAAAAGGTCAACTAGGTTTCCATTTTCATACAGGTGAGCAGTATCACCAACGCCTCCTGTTCCACCGCCACCATTATAAACTATTAAAACATCAGCAGTGCCGCTAGTAACTAAACTACCTACAGTCCCGTAGTATATTTCGTAGCCCCCGTCGTCATAAAGCCCAGTACTATAATGTGGATCAGTCATAGCAACTGATTTCATAGCGTTTAATGCAGTTGTTCTTGCATTTTTATAAGTTTTAGTTTTTTCTAGGGCATTTGCGTCATGAACAAAACTAGAATCTTCAAACTTGGTAACGCCTAGAGTGTTACTGCCGTTGTAAGTATTATCAGCGTATAAATCCATACCTACAGACCAATCCCCCATAATCTGATTAACAGTAGCAGATAATCTAGTATTATCATATCTAACATCTCTAAATTTTCCCTGATCCCCGTCTTCCTCTGCATCCGCCTGTACTATTCTAGTTTCATGAAAGGCTTGTGTAGTCGATGTAGAACTCTGGATAGATTTTGTAACTGGTTCAGTTGCTAGAGAACGTAGGTAATCACTAGCTTCTATATGTATTGTTTTACCAACAGCATCACTATAACTTACATCTAAAGAATCTATTTTCCCATAGAAATACGGGAACAATGCCTGATCGCTTCTATATTGAATGTAAGCTACTTGTGAACCTGAAGCTCCGTCACCCGGTAAAGAAGTAGAATATGTCTGAGAGGCAGTTCCAGTCCCTCTTTTATCTAGAGTAAATGTAGAAGAACTTGGAACAGTGTCAATTTTATATAAGTCATCTGAAATAGTCCCACTTTCCTCGTTCACAATTTGCACATAGGTTCCGACAGCCATTCCATGACTAGAATATGTAAACACTGCTTGAGTTCCATCAGAATTATGGCTTATTTTTATGGGTATTAGGGGTCTGGGCATATGTAGAAGCCTAATTTGTTGATATCTGTAAAAAGTGGGGTTTGTTATTGCGCCACCTTCAACTGAATATACTCCTGCGGCTATATCAGCATCGGTGCCAAGGGGTTTATTCATATCTTTATTACTTATAATTAGTTCTGCCGTAGCAGGAGCATATACCTTATCTGCATACTCTACACTTACCAAATCGCCCACAGGTATAGGTATCCAGACTTCATCATCCTCATTAAAATATTGAAAAATACTTCGTCCATGTGTTGACATATTTTAATATCCTTTAAACATTCTGACTAGGGTTACCAGCAATTGGTCTGGTAGCCACAAATGATATTTCATACGACCAAAATTTAGGCATAGTAGATATAACCCCAAAGTTAGCATTCTGTATTGCTACATTATACTGGTCATATGTCACAGAAGCAACATTTGTATGTAGCACAGTAAGTAATAATTCTTCTCCCTCCACATAATTCCATTGGGTCACGGCATGTTGTAATTGGAAATAAGTAGGGGAATAGTAGTTTTGCCCATCAAACGTCACTGTCTGACCCTCAGGGACAGCTTCCCTTGGGGCTAATCCACTAACTGTTATCAAGGGTCTATAAGAGCCTACATCAAACAATATAGGACTGGACTTAGGTATACCTACTTGTAACGGCTGTCTGAATGTTCTGACAGCCAATCCTGTGACATTTAAAGCATACAAAGCTTTCTTCCTAGTATTGGGGGACGCATCGCCATTCCCTGCTGGACTATTGTAAATAAAACTTTCTGTAATAGCATAATCACCAGACCCTCCCGTATGTCGGGGGTCTAATGCTTCCGCATTCGTGTAAACTACTTCTCCCGTTTTATCGGCTGGATTTTTTTCTAATAATACTAATGATCGCATTATGATATCGTCATATGTGGGTAATAAGCTTTAGGTCGCCCAGCAAAAAATATCATAGAGAACTCTGGTCGTTCTTCTGATAATGCTTTATAATCTAAACTTACGGTAGATAAAGCTGCCTTATATTTAAAATAACTGGTGTTGCTTCCAGAATCAGGTTCTTGTATATATAAATTTATTACTTGCGTGGTATCGAACCACCAATCTGTAGACAACCTAGAAATTTGATAAGCTGTAGGTAATTTATATGATGTGCCTCCTAGAGAAACACTGTTACCTGAACTTTGGTCGTCCACTACACCCGTTAAATTTATAGTTGGTTTATATGTACCTAAATCAAACAAGTAGGGGGAGTTTTTAGGTGCAGCAATCTGAATAGGGTTTTTCTGTAGCGTTATAGTTATTTTTTCAACCTGCAACGCATACCTTGTGGGGTTACCACTAGTACTATTCGACCAATCACTTTCATTTTCTAAAAATACTGCAACACTAGCCATTTATATTATTAACTCCATTTACCAAGCACCAGATTCTTCACCACTGTAGACAACATGCGACCATGCTGATCCTACCTTACTAGCTGTAGATTGTTCAACTTTGTTAGAGGAAGGAAATACTTGCGTTATATGAATAGCCCCACCTGAACCACCGCTTTCTCCGGAGAAGTCGCCACCCGTATCGCCCTGATTAGTGCCTCCCCCTGCGATAACATTTTGCTGATTAACTTCGGACAAAGGATTACCTAAGAGGTATGGAAGACCTGAGGCACCAATACCTGATTCATTCGCCGCTTGTAAAATAGTATTTGCGTTAAACTGGGCTGCTAAAGCCGCTTGCTCCTCCTCCCGTTTTCGGGCTTCGTTTGCCAGATACTCTTTATGTGCTCTATCAGATTCTGCTTGATCTTCCGCTATCATTTTATCGTTTGCTATTCTTTGTTGTTTCAGGAATTCTTCGTTTGCTTTTACGGCGGCTGCATTTTCCGCTTCTTCTGCTGCTACTGCTTTAGCTGCCTCTAGTGCCTTTTTGTCTGGGAATAATCCTCCTGCCGGGAGAGCGGCACCTGCTTCTTCTCCGCCGGGATCGGTAGGGTCGTCCAGTTGCCCCATACCCCCTGTAGCTTCTATCCGTTCTGCAAACTCTTTCCCCCATAAGGCTGTCCACTCATCCATCCCATTCCCCATGTTCTGTACACTACCTGCTGCGTTCTCAGCGGCTATTTTCAAAGCTGCCATCTCAACAGCAACATCATCCAATACCAACTGATTCTTTAGCACGGTTTTAGACATAGCTTCCGCAGATTTAGCTATAAAAGTTGGAACACTATATCCAGACAGTCCTATTCCTCCACCTACATTTACGTTAGAGGCATCTCCCCCACCTTTTTTATTCTTCCCAAAGAACTGATCATACATCCAACCACCTGCCATAGCACCAGCAGCCCCACCAGCTATTGTACCCATGGGGCCAAAGAAACTACCTAAAGCACCCCCAAGCACCGCACCACCTATACCAAAACCACCCCTCATCGCGGATTGACCTTTGGACAAACCTTGGTTTCTCCCTTCAGCATAGCCGTAAATACCGGAGGTAACAGCACCTACAATGGGTACACCTCTCCCTAATAATCTCCCGGCAGCAGCAGCTTTCCCACCCCATGCTGTAGCTTTCGCACCTAGACTGGTAGCTCTACTTGAAGCTCCCGCGGCAGATTGGAGTGGGCCTCTAGTGGCAGCTTTCGCACCGTAAGTTTGTGCTTGCTTTGCTAATTTTGCGGTTCTAGTTGCCTGTAAAGCTGTTGTACCACTCATCATCATAGGGGCTGAAGCTGCTTGTGATACAGGCCCACCCCTACCCATGAGTTTAGAACCAAGCCCAACTGCACCTCTGGCACCTGTAATACCATAAGCCATACTTCCACTCGCTCTAATGAGTCTAAGCGTTAAGTTAATAGCTACTAGTCCACCTACAATTTTAGCAACGGTACCTGCCCAATTAGGCCACCATTTTTTCATAAAACCATCGAAGCCTTGAACCATCTTGGTTACTCGATCTACTATCCTAGGTATCCACTCCTCTGCCATTTTTGCAATAGCGGGTATTTTCTTACCTAGCGCAGCTAGGGCTTTAAAGGCTAGTGGGGCTAAGGGGGCTAGAACGGTATCAATTATAGCTCCTATGATAGCAAAGAGGTTACCCATATATCCTGTAAATATCTGGGATTGTTTGAGGAGGGCACCTAATCCAAGGTCTATACCAGCTAACCGTTTTAGTTGTTGGGCAAGATTTTTTTCGCCTTTAGCCTTTCCAGATTGTCCAGAACCAGTACCGGGTGGGTCACCAAGCAGATTCTGCATCTTTTGCCCTGCCTCCAGAACCATTGTGGATACATCGACATTAGGCATAAATCTTCTCCTGTTTTAGATTACCCAAAGCCTGACTCCTTTTTAGATATACCGTTAGCCAAATGAATCATAACATCCATTTCTTTAGTATGTAAATTGTCTATCTCAGTCCAACTAAAGCCCATTTGTAGTAACCTGTATTTCATTAGATAGTGCCCGAACACCACATTCTCAACCGGTGTTACTAGTGAGCCTCCTCTTAAGAAGAGGCCGACTCTTTTTTTAGTGTGTTCTCATCTGTACCATCCGAATCTTCATCCCCTCCGAATGCTTGTGGCACTAAAGATTCCAACGCTTTACCTAACTCATCATTAATACTAATCAAGAATGTGTCGTTAGTGTCCCCCCATGGGGCTGTTACTATCATAGCTTTTAGACATTCTTTGACATAGTAATCTGCATCAAACGACATCCCATCCGAACCCCCAAAAGCCATAGCTTTCGCAATCAACTGATTCTTCTTACTCCATGAAATCGGTTTTATCTTTACTTCAAACTCGTCACCGTTTGTAAGCGTAACAATTTGAGTTGTTACATCATTACTAACCATGTACTTAGAAATATCAAAAACTTTTTTCTCTGTTTTTTCTGTTTTTACTGTTCTAACCTTAGCTTTACTCGTTGCCATTCTTTCCTCCTATGGATATAGCATTTGACTATCTACAATCGTCATTTTTAAATTCCTAAACATCAGAGATGCTGATACTTCGTATGGGTTACTCCCATCTATCGGGTGCGGAGTTTCTAATAGATATGCTCCCTGTTGATCTAGCCCCGTAGCTGCTCCTGTGCTTCCAGATGGACTCTGATCGGCCGCTGTGAGATCACCATCATCTGGTATCTGGATTGTAATTGTATCATTAGTTCCTCTGGTAAACAAGAGCTTAATGTTAAATCCTCGCATACCTGACCCATAATCACCTTCTAGCAACAACTCCTTGAATAAAGTGGTTGTTGAGTCGGTAGCCGCTTGTGAGTCTGGAAGGGCAATAGTTGCCTCCATTGTATACTCTCTACGCATTTCTACTATGTCTGACGGGCCTCTATTTCTAGAATCTCCCCGACGTTCTATATAGTATCTTGGCTCAACGTTATTATTAATATTTATAGTGAAGTTCCTAAGACGAGCAAACTCTGTACCAAATAGAGATACAGTTCCTTCTGAAAAATAGTAGGGGTCTGCTGTGGGATATGTAACCCCATCAGCCGTAGTACCGGTCTTAGACCCCACCATTGTCCTGTCCATAACATGAGCTAACTGATAGAAAGGTACATTACCTGTAAAGTTGTCATCATCCTTCTGATTGTGGGACATACCCATAAATGGTATCGTATCCCAGCCCATTACCAGCAATCCACCCTCTTCTGCCGATATAGTAGCGGCTCCTACTTTACCACCAAAGAATTTTCTATCGAACGCATTGGCAGCAGTTTCATCACTATCTAACATATGTACACCCATACTAATACTGGGTAATACATTGGCTTCTGTTATAGTATGTGTAACTGCTCCGGAAGAGTAAGGCACTGCTGCGTCTCCAGAAGAATGATCATACTTTAGGGGTGTAGTTATTTTACAGGCTGCGTTGGTACCATTACTTGAGTGAAGCCTGACTATTTCCCGGTTGGGGGAATTACCAACTAGTAAATAAGCATTATTGGCGGTACCAGTAGAAGCGGATAAGGTGAAATATCTATCTCCTGCCTTTACATCAGCGGAAAATGACGTACCAGACCCCGTAGTACACGTATCTTCTATATTACCTATAGGGAACCGCAGAGGCCACCCATTCAAAAGGATGAAGCTAGGCCAAGACCCGTTATAGGATTGCGTACCTTTATATGCTGTTGAAAAGTTTCTTTTTGATCCTGTACCTAAGAAATACCTAGGTTCAATCGTAGGTGTAAAATCTGGGGTAGTAACTGTATCATATACCCCCGGAATATAAGTCACAAACTTATCAATATCTGTGGAATCGTCAGTAATAGCAGTAACTTTCGTTACAATTTCATTGTTGCCATGATGAAATGCTGTGGGAGCATTTAAATGGAGTTTAGTATCCGAGTCAGTGAGTGCAACAAGTCTCCTAACTTCGTTGTCTATTAGAGATGTTTTAGACCCGGCTAGCTTATCTGGAGAACCAATTCTAATCATATCGCCTACTGCTAATCCATTTAATAAATTATCAATTGTAATAACAAGAGACCCTGCCGCATGTGCTCCGTCAACATCAGCACTCGCAGTAGTCTGCGTCACAATCGTAGCTGCTTCTGGGTATCCGCCAAGCGCAGCTTCAGCAGCGAATGTTACTACAGCTTGATCCGAACGATAAATTGCCATTTAATCACTCCTTAAAATGTTCCGTGGGTTATTATATTATACTCGTTTTTACTAAATTTATGATGTGCTTGCCTGTTCTGCGTTGTTCACTAATTGTATGGACACTGTTCCAGACCAAATATTAGCCTGATTTTGAGTGATTTCATTAAACCCTTCAAACTGTAATCGCTGAAAATCCGACATACTATGTCTTCGAGAATAACAAATTCGACGAACTTCCTGTACCATATTATACAATCTTTGCCGACTAACCTGCGTATTTAACTCTAACTCAACATTATATATTCTATTAACATATTGCCAGTTACCTATTGGTTCCTCTGCAATCGTTGGACTTCCCGCTCTAAACAATAATGCATCTTTCACATTTAAATCGTACCGTAATGATTGGGCACTCACATTTACTTCTATAAACGTTGGTGCAGCAACATTGTCGGTGTTCCATTGTGCGCTTACTTCAGTTTTCAGGAGCGAAACGGGTACTGGTAAATCAGCCATATACTACTCCTAGAATAATTCGAAGCCTCTAAGCTCGTCTAATGCGTTATCTACTTCTACTTGCCACATCTGTAGTTTCTGACCCATAGGAACTCTATCACTACCACTTACCGTAGTAAAACCAAAGTCGGAGTTACGCAATACATCTGCTGCCGCCATTTTCTTGGTTATTTCATGCACAAAAGCTCCTTCTCTAGAATCTCCGTGTATAGACCTACCTGAAAGGTAGCTAATTTTTACAGGATACATAAACTCTCCCGCACCCCATCTCCAAAGAGGAGCCGTATAAGTTTGGAATCTAGCTGGAAGGATGAAGAACCTAGCAAAATGTACCATTCCAGTATCGGGTACTAAGAAATAATCATTCCCTCGACCCGGATTTTTAGTTTCCCAACTACCACCTGTCCAAATAGCTAAATTCATAATTTTATATGGATCAGCCCGATCTAATTTAAACCCGTTCAGATTAAATTCTTGGAATTCATCTATTACATAATTAATTCTCCATGATTTCCTACTTCGGTAATCTATGGTAGCTTCTGCCGCTTGGATATAACGCTCAACAACAGCTTTACTAGGAACCGTTGCTGTAGTAAAATCTGTACCGTCTAAAACATTTTTCAATTGTAATAAATCATACACATCTGCGGTTGTACAATAAGTGTTGATAGGTCTAATACGAATACTCTTAATTGAAGGGGCTTGAGTGACTGAGGATGTCGAAGTTACCCTTATCCAATATTTTGTTTCACTGTTTACTGCTATCGTAGCCCAATTAAACAGAGCATCTTCTGTTATAAATTCTCCACCATCTTCTGTAAAATCGTAGGAATCCTGTCCCATACGATTTCCACTATCATCATACCGTTTCTCAGCAAAACCCGGATAGAATTGAACCCAAGTACTACCAGTACTATATTCCCATATAAGAGTACCTAGATTACCAGTTTGATCTACATCAAACATAACTAAGTTAAATTTTTCACCATTCCCTAAATAAAGAACATCATTTGTGTCTGCTAAGACTGTTGAGGATGTCCCAGCGGGAGAACGCATTTCTAGCGTTATATCGGTATACGTGCTACTTCCATCGAAAGCATAAATTAAATCTAGATATTGTCCAGATGTAGTTGGCATTAGGTCTCCTTATCGTCAGTAGCTCCATCACCCGCTTGGAACGGGGTACCTTCAGGGTTTTCCTTGCCACGTAAATACATAGCTACCCCATTTAAATTTTGAATTTGCTGTGCTAATTGCTGTCTTTTACCATCTAA